TTTTTAGATCCATTTGAAAATTCTTCGAAACCTTTTACTAACCTCGCTTTTGCTGTGGCATCTAATTCTCCCGTATATTCAAGTACGGCCTTTCCAGTCAATCCGGTTTTATAAAGGTTATTCATGAATTTCTGGCTTTCGAGTGCTCCATCGACTGCGTGTTTTAATACTTCCCTCACGGGTATTCCGGTTATACCGTCGAATGTCATAGATGTTTTAAAGTGTAATACTTCGTCATGGTTAAAGGTGTATTGTTTACCCGTTCGTTTATCCATGTATTTGTACCAAACTTTGTCAGTGGTGCCTAATATACCTTTGTCGTCAATGATGATTGATACATCGGCACTAGGCATCAACCACAAATCCTTTACCTCTGGACCTTTATACCTCTTCCACACGTAAGCATTGCCATAGTGGTTTCTATTCATTTCGACTGTTGACCAAAACGTGCTACTTGTCATATATGGATTAGGTCTAAGTTTCAACAGGTTGTACAATTCGCCCTTNTCACTNGAAACAATACCCTTATCTGTTTTTTTCATCATGTGTAAAGGCATTTTACCTATGCTTTCAGCCATGATTTTTAAACAAGCAAAATAAGTAGCTTCTGAAAGTTTGTCATTAGACGTATTAGAGTCTAATCCTAGCCATTCTAAAAGCTTAGTGTCGTTTAATCCTACCGTTTCATTTTTAAAAAGTCGTTTTGTCCAGTTCCACCACTTCATTGTTTCACCTCCTTTCAAGTGTTATTTTATTTTAATTTCTCATCTAAATACTCATGTATATCGACAACTGTATAAGGAATTCGTATTATTTTTATGTTATTTTTACTACAGTAATCGTTCTTTGTTATATCTGATTTTTTTCTGCGTTCAAATCCTTCTACCCCACCAAAAAAATCAATGGGTTTAAAATGTTGTACACCGTCGTACTCGATTACGGTATTTTCTTTAGGTAAATAGAAATCAAAAGGTAACTCTCTTTTGTGTTTGCATCCTTTGAATTTGTATTGAATTTCATAATCTATACATTTTTCTTTCAAGTAATTCTCTGTCAACTTTTCGCCATTGCTAGATTTACATTTAGGGCAACCGTGACCGTCGATTAAATGACCACCTTTAACTTCCCACGAATAACCATCCTTTTGGCAGACGACTAAAATCTTTTCGTTCCTTGTTTTATATTCACCTAATATTGTTATATTTGGTAAAACATCTTTCACTCTTGTTTTAAACTCTTCGTGTGTCAATCTCCTTAGGTCTGCCGAACTTTTCTGACCGCAAGTTGGGCAACCTTGCCCTCTTAGCGTATTTGAAGGTATAGGATAAAATACAGTTCCGTCGATTTTACATTTGCATTTAATTACATCTTTATTTGCTTTGTATTCTCCCAATACTTCCAGGTTAGGATTTACTCCTTTTAATTTATTTATAAAATCATTGTGAGTCGTTCTTATTGTTTTAGAAAAGTTTTCTTTACCGCATATGGGACACTGACAATTCCTCAACAATTGACCAGGGTTAACCTCCCATTTGTGGTTATGTTTCTTACAAAGACATAATACTTTTTCTTCGCTATTGGTGTATTCACTTAAAACATCTATATTTTTATTTAAATTGAATATTTCTAGTTTAAATTGCTTGTCGCTTTTGCTTCTCTCTTCTGCCATTTTGTTATTAGCACATAATTTGCAACCTTGCCCTCTCAATAAATTATCAGGAAATATATAGCTTTCCCCTTCACATTTTTTGCACTTGCAAAGTATCTGTGTCCTACTGTTTTCATAAATACCTAATATTTTTATATCTCTAACGTCCTTATACCTAAGCATAAAATAATCATGCGTTTTTGTTACTTTTTCTTTTATCTTTTCGCTTTTGCAAATACCGCAACCTGCGCCTTTTAACAGTGAACGTGGCGAGGAGTTCCATTCTTTGTTATGTTTTTTGCACTTGCATAATATTTTACTATGATTATTTATATAACTTCCTAAAACTATAACGTTCGGATTTTTATTCTTAATTTCATCTATAAAGTCTTGCTTAGTTTTTTTCATCAAATAAATCACCCCTTAATTTATATTATAGTACGTATATACGTACTTGTCAATTATACGTAAATGATGTATTATAATTTTGAGGTGATATTATGAAAAAGAAATTTACAACCACGCTTGATGGTGATTTGATTAAAAAAGCAAAAATAAAAGCAATTGAAGAAAATATGAGTGTTGCTGAATTGATTGAAAAGCTATTGAATGATTACCTTAAGTCTACTGAAAAGTAGGCTTTTATTTTTCACCATCCCATGCGATCAAGATAATCATTAGTCGCTTCTGCAAAATTAACACCAGCATCTTGTGACATCGCCACTTTCCATGCATCTATTATTGCGTCAACTGGATCTATTCGTTTTTGTTGTAAATCTTTATCGATTTTAATTTCTCCGAATGAATTACTAGTCGTCTTAGCGTTCGCGATCGACCATGTAAGAAGTTTGTTATTCTCGTTATATTCAACGTTCCTTGCTTCAACTTCTAGTTTAAAATCAACTGTAGCGTCGTTTAAACTCCTAGCTGATTGAGGTATCAATAACGAATCAACTCCTAGATCTTCCACATCCCCCAAGAATGCTGAGGCATTATGTGGATCATAGCACAATACCCGTAAATCTAACTCATAATCTTTAATTATTTTTTTTAGGTAAGAAATAATATACTTATAATCTGTTTTAACTCCACCCAGCGTTTCAGTAACAGTCAACAATTCATCTCTTATCCACATATCGTAGGGCGCGTGGTCTGACTTTATATGTTCTGCTACTCTATTTTTAGGGATGAATGAGTGAGAGTGAACAAAATATTTTTTAACATCTAACAAATCATACGGAAATACAAGAGCTAAACTTGTTAAATCTCCACCGCTTGATAAATCCAATCCCGCTATACAAGTCTTTCCCCTCATATCTTCAAGCGTTTTCTGCGTCGCACAAGCTTTCCAGTGATCTAAGTTCATGTATTGACTATCAGAAAATTGGACCCATATGTTTAATGATTTAGTCATGAAGTTTCTTAGCTCTTCACCCTGCATTTGTTTTGCTTTTATCGCATCAGCTCGTAAACTTGTAAGTGTTTCAGGAGTCCATAAAGGATTAGCTTTTTCCCAATTACGTTCATCCCAAATATCATCTTCTTTATCCATTTGAGCGATATAGATAAATTGCGTTTCGTCATCAACGACACCTTCTAGGACATTCACGCAATAATCATAAAGCTCTTTACATGGTCCGTTAATGTTAAACCCAGCTGTCGTGATAACAGACACTAAACATTGTTTAAGTTTCTTTGTACCATCACTTAACAGTTTATACATCTGAATATCTTTGTGTAGGTGGTACTCGTCCACAGAGGCAAAATAAGGTCTGAATCCGTCGATTGATTTAGTGTCACGACCTAAAGCTTTGATGATACCGTTCGTTAGATTACATTCAACCTCTGATTTATAATCCTTGATTGTAAATAATCCTTTAGCTGTCTTTGTGCCGCTTAGTTCTTCGTCGGCATTTATAAACTTGATACATTCTTTTAAAACAATCCTAGCTTGCGCTTCCTTCGTTGCCGTTGCATATAATTGTGGATAATTGTAACCGTCAAAATTTCCGTAATATAAAGATGGAACTGCATTTCCTAAACTTTTACCGTTTTGTCTAGCTACTTGAGTATAGGACGTTCTAAATCTTCTATAGCCAGTATCTTTGTGGACCCAACCATTCCAAGAACCGAACATAAAGTCTTGAAACTCGTATAATTCAAGCGGTAAAGGTTCTTCACCTTCTGCAAGTGTTAGTGTTTCAGAAAAATCTATAATGTTATTTGCCTTGTCCACATTCCACACATAGGGAAAATCTTCTGTCCCTTGTCTAGCTGTATCTTTTAGGTGTCTTTGGCAAGATAATATTTCTAACTTTCCAGTTCTTCTTTTAAAAGTTCCTTTAACTACTTCTTCAGCAAATGCTGTGACTCTATCCACTGCCACCAGCTCCGAATTTGTTCCACTTACTTATCGGCTTTTCTTTTTCTTTATTAGGAACAACTAATTTACACCTGGATGAAATAGTTAAGCCTAAACTATTTGCTGTTTGGTGCGCCATTTTTTGAAGTCTTTCCTGAAGCTTAACCATTTCAATATAATTTTCATCAACTTCATTTGTAATTAAATTGGCTGTTACCTTTTCCCATTGATACTCATAGACAACGTGTCTACCTAACACACCACAATCTAAGTTACTTATGATCCCAATGCTTTTTAATTCGTCAGCGTACTTGTTAAAAGCTTCCTTCAACTCATTATTAGACAAAAAAGAAGGCGGCTCGATGGAGTCCGACTTCGCTTGTATTTCTTTTGATTTGCGTTCTTCTATTTCTGCTTTAGTTAGGTGTTTCTTTCCGTTGTGGACAATCAAATCAATCGGTTGTCGTGGTCCTGCCATTCTACGCACCTCCTTTTTATTTGCTAAACTTTTCCGTGGGGATAAATCACGCGCAAAAAG